GATTTGATACGTTATATAAATAATTTAATGAGATTCCAGAACTTAAGAAACTATTACTGGTTCCAGAATAAACGAATTTATCAGTTTCGTATTGAACCTTTTCAAAAATTACACTATCTTTTGTCCTTATCCAAAGGAAATCATTATATAAATTAAAATCAATAATTTCATTAAAATTATCTTGATATTTATTATCAAATTGAATTGCCAAAGCAGAAGAAAGATGTGAAATATTCCCAGAAACAATATCTTTTATGTAGATAGTTCCAAAAGAATTTCTTAGTTCAAAAGAATTTATATTATCATCTTGTATTCTTTCGGCTGATAAAGTTTTTGAAGTTGGCGTGGTTTGATTAATTACGAAATTTGTTTGAGAATTAAAATCAAATTCCTCTTCACAAACATCTGTGATATATCCAGCATCAAATTCTTTATATTTTATTGATGATAAGATATAATTATAGGAAAAACTAGGATTGAAACTTTCAATTAATATTGGATTTCCGTCTAATGTATTTTCTGGTCTGGGAATTAAATTATTAGGTACTGGTAAATTAGAAAGTTTGTTTAGATCTATGTCGAATAATTCTGTTGTTATTTGATTTCTATCCAACATCAATCCTTCTACATACATGTAGCCCTCATACAATCCTCTTTCCATCAACCCTTTATAGAATCCACCGATTCCTCCTTCGATTAAAATATTGTAATAATAATCAGATGCCCATACATTAGGTTTTACCCAAGACAGATTTGATGCATACACTTCTTGAGGAAGAAGTTTATTATCAGAAAATGTAATCGGACCTCCGTCATAATCTTCGCAGACAACACTAGAAACTTCCGCCACGAAACTATTGTCAATTAAATTCTTTTTTGATTTTGGCTTGAATAAACCATATTGATTTCCATAGATATCGGTTGACCATTTCGTCAGAACACCAATGTCATATAGTTCAGAAAAATTTGTTTTAAGTCCTTCTTTGCCTAGATTGAAATTTACTGATAATTGATTTCTAGAAAAATAAGCATAAAAATCTTGAGAATAAGGATTTGAATTAATATCCCCATTTACAGAATAACAACTTTCATTTTTAACTGATCTGGTATAATCGGCAATGTGAATTAATGGATATTCGGAATTATAAGTTCTTGATAATCCAGAAGTATTTCCATATCGATCAGGATCGGGAAATATATAAAGTTTGTTTGGTTCTAATTTAGAGGAATCTATTTTGTATTTCTTGTCTGGAACAGAATAATATAGAATACTATTTTTTTCTGGTGTGAAAAACAAACCGATTCTTCGGCATGACTGAAGATCGGATTCTTCTTCTATTGTAGCTGTTGTAGGAAAATGTCTATTCAACAAATTTCCTGAAGGATTGTCTGCTTTGAATAAAATTGCAGAAGTTACATCAGTAATTGTTGATCCTGTTGTTATGTAATAGAAATCAGAACCAATATATTTTTTAATTAAAGAATCTTTTAACTTTACTAATCTTTCCGCTTTTGGTTTATTGTCATTTACAATGTTGTAAAGTTTATCGTCGGGTTTACAATTAAGATCAACAGAATTTATATCATAATTGATTGTAAAAATTCTTCCGAACTCAACCAAAAATGTTCTGGTTTTTTCAAACAATTGATTTTTTACTGCTTCTGTAAAATTTATGAAAATATTAGCATCAATCGCATTTATGTTCGAAGAATATAATGTTTTTCTCAGTTCTGTTTTTACATCATAAGTATCATATGATACATCTGGATCATTATCTAGATAACTTGTATACAAGTCGTACAATTCTTCGACCTCAATATTTAAATCAGATAATAAAATTTCTTCGTCTACTAATTTTTGATATGTTCCGACTTCTATAACATCAGAGAACACAACATCAGTAATTGTTTCAAAAATTGATTTCTCCAAACTTGTTGGAGTTCCTTTAATTTTATTTTTAGAGATTTTATGCTTTAATTTTTGTCTTTTTGTAGAGTAGAAATCACAAATTTCTCTTATTTTTCTGGAATAAAACGGAATTATGATATCTACATCTAATTCATCAGTAAAATCTACGTTTGCTAGGAATCTCTTTTCATCGATTGTGGTATATTTTAAAGTTATATCCCTTAAAAGCTGAGTATACCTTTCTGTTATCGATTGCTCTATCTGTAATTCCGTGTTTTCTTTTTTGAGATTCCATTGTTTTATATATTCCACATACAAATCATTCATTTGTAATGGAGATAAATTTTCACTTATATATTTTAAGAAATCGAAAAACGAAAATGGAAATATTGAATCCAAATAGTCTTTTTCTTCGACATTTGGGTTTACAATAGAATATAAAGGTAAGATTTTTGAAAAAACAAAAGATTCCGACACATTAATTATTTAATTACTCCGGTGCCTTTTGCCAAAGCATATGAGATCATATTTTCTCTTATTTCATTCCACTGATCAGAAGAACTAAGATTTTCGCTTATGGTTGTATATTTATCCGACCAGTTAATTAATCCCTCGGTCTGATTATAATCAAATTCTTTCACATATTCATAGAAAGAGTAATATCTAGATACATTTTCTTTCGAATATACATCAGGAAGAACCAATCCCCAGCCCCAATATGGATGATAAGAACTCAATGCATACGTTTTGATCGTAGGGTCGATGAAATGTATATATCCGGTGCTTAATAAATCCGTATCGATTACAGTATAGGTTTCGCTGAACTTTTCGTATGCAATAATATCTTTACCCGCAGTTAATATTGATGTGAGAAAATTTAATTCAGCACCTTTGTTTATACCATAAAGCACAACGCCTCCGTTAGCACGAATTTGTTCGTTATAATATCCACGATCATTAAAGTTTTGGCTGAATAAGTTTCTACTTCCTTTTAATTTTGAATATGTAACCGAAAACATATCAATCAATCTAGTCAATTCAGCAGGAATACCGATATTTGAATCATTGAATGTATAGAAAATTTCATCCATCATTTCATACATTGCTTTTAAGGCATCCACATTACAAGTATCAATATTAATTACATTATCTGTGAAATTTGCAATTTTTTCGTAAATCAATTTACCCATTTCGGTGGGTTTTGAAGATAATGTACCAACAGAAGCACCAATAAAATCAAATACACTTGTTGTATCTAATAAGTAGTCTTGGAAACGATAAGATTTGATCTGTTCTTTTGGATCAAAGTTTTCGTTTACTTTTCGAATATCATATCTACCAGAATTTGAATAATATATTGAAAAATTATTACTATCTCCTCGTATTATAGAATCACCTGCTGTGATATGTCTGTATTTGTTGATATGCCTGAATCCATTCCAATCTCCGTATGCATTAACTTTATCTTGTATCCGCATTGGATTAAATGACCCAACACTAGACAAAATTAATTGAGCTTCGGTAAACGGTTTTGTATCTGTATCTGCATTGAAATAATGAATTGATTTACTATAATTATCAACTACCAATATAGTATTATCTGTTGTGCAAGCAATTCCTTCTAAATTACTTACATAATTATCTGGGCTGTTTTGTGAATTAGAATTTAAAGAAAAAGTACTGACTGCATTAGTCGTGGAATTTATCTTAACTACTTCGTTTATATTTCTAGTGGTCCAAATATTTCCTTGTGCATCTAAAGTAATATTCCATAAACTTCCACTAATTGGATAATATGTAACTACTCCACTATCAGTAATTTTTATAATTTTATCATTTTTAGCAGACAAAACTTTTGTTGCGGTAGATAGATCTTTAACAACACCCCATAAATTATAATTTAAATCAGTAATAATTTCTGTGGATTCGTAATTTGGAGTTAATACTATCGTAGAAAGTACAGTTCCAGTCGTATCGTATTTTTCTATGAAAGAAGATAATTGATTTGAGTATGAAACCCAAACATTATTCTTTTTATCTGTGTCTACTGAAGCAGGTGTTATGGTATTTTCATAATTAATAGTGTTGTTCGCAAATGAAGGAACAATAACACTATCAATCAAATTAGTAACATTGTTTATTCTAACTGTACAAACAGAATCATATAAAGTGACCCAAACATTTCCATATTGATCACTGGCAATATTTGAAGGTGACGAATTAGCAGGAATATTGAAATTATTATATACCAATTTCATGGTATCTGCTTCATATTTGGTTATTTTTTCTCTATCAGCATCGACTACCCATGCATAAGCGATAACGCTACCATCGCAATTACGTTTATAAGTAACACAAGAAGAATAAATTCCAGACAATCCCGATGTATTATAGATTTTATCATCTATAATTTTTTTAGTGGTATCATTTGTGTCTATTCTTACTCGCAAATTATGAATATAATTTGATTGAGGTTCTCCTATAATCGAATATGTTGTGTCAATTGTATATAATTCACTTAAATTAAGATTTGCTTTTGCATAGATATGCACATTCTCAATTTGTTTATCATAAGTAAGATAACCCTTGAAATAACCTCCATACATTTGAGATGAAAGTATTCCAAAATTAGAATAAAAATTCACATTGTTTACTGTTTGATTTTTATCATCTTTTAGTTCCAAATATACCTCGTATGGACCGGGATTGATATTATTAGTGTATGATAAAGTCTTGCTATATTTAGAATTTGTAACGCCTCCACATTCATTTACATCTTTTACTTTGACTACGAATGGAATTTTTTGGTTTGTGTATTTTTCTTGATATATATCAAAAGTATGGATTCTATTTCCATCATTATCATCATCAATTCCATTCGAAGTGATAGTAAGATAACTTGGATTTAATTTTTCAATAATAACCGAAAAAGAATTAGAATTAGATATATCATTCAGTACACTAAAACTATTATTTGGATAATTCTTATCTAGAGAATCGAAATCCACAAATTTTGTAGTATCAAAAGTTGCGTATATTGTTGCTGCTACACTTTCATATACATTATTAATTAATTTTGGAATATCATCAATATACCAAAATACTTTGCTGCCAGAAGTTCCTGCAAAACAAGCACCTGTATCACCTTTATCACACAAAACAAGATTATTTGAACTATCTAATTTGAAATATATTTCATCATTTGTAGTTTGGATGTCATTGATTGGAAATCTTTCTTCTTTTTGTGTTAATGGATTAACAATAAACGATTCAAAACGAGATGATGGCTTTAAATGCCCCCATTTATCCTTTTCGTATGCATCTACATCTAATATCGGAGCAGTATTTCCGCTGACAAACAAATTTATAGTATAACCGTCCGCAGAAAGCATAGGATATGTCTGCCAACTATTAAATCTATATATTTCATAAGGATTTTGTAGTGTTCCTGATTCAGTTTTATTGTTAAATCCAGAAAGAACCAAAGTATCGGAAATGATATCCTTAACTAAGATGCTTTGTGAGAAAGAATCAACAAATCCACGTCCACTAGTTCCTAAAACATAGCATTTTACGTTATACCAACCGGGATATTTGAAATTATGTACGGCTGTTACTGATTCTGAGGTAGTGCCATCACCAAAATCCCATAATATTTTCTGTTTTGAGAATTGATTGGTATTACCATCGTCGAATACTGGTATAAAAGTAAACGGAGTTATAGGTAATGTATAACCACTTGTTGTTGGTGATGCGGTGTGGTCTAAAGTATTGAACCAAATATATCGATGAAAATCATCCATGATTAAACTACCTCAATTTTATTGATTAAATTTGAAATTTTGTAAAAGAATGGGAATTGAAAATACTTCAAGGCCGTATTCTGTGCTAGCGATTCCACAGTAGATTCTGGATATAAAGGATTCCAATACACAAAATTTAATTTAGATGTTTTATATTCAATATTATTATTGGTACGCACTGTTTCTAGTGCCTTCACTCCATTTAAATTTAAAATATCAAAACTTAATTGAGCTAAATCTAAAAATTGCCCCAAATTGTTGTTTGATTGACTGAAGAAATTTTTAATATAATTAAATACCGAACTCTTTATCTGTTCTTTTGAGATGATTTGATCAGTTGAACGTGTTATACGAATTTTTGTTTCGTCTCTGATATCCGAAGTAAAATTAAGTTCGCTTAATAATGGTAAACCTATGTCAAATGCCAGATAAACTGGATCATTTATAACAATATTTTGATTCACCATCTTAACTTCATTCAATTTATCAACAATCGATTGCTTCTGAGCAAAAAATAACTCGATTGGAGTTGTTTCATTCTGAATTGCTCCTAAACGAGGCACTCCAAAGATATAAACATTGTTAAAATCACATACATCATTGAATGATATTTGATTAAACAGCAATTTATCATCTAAATTTGGACGCTGTAAGCCCAAATCATAATAATATGCCAAATATTCCGAAGTATAGGTCTTGTTTGATACTGCTTTTACACTCTGAATGATATTTGAGAAGTTTTTTTCAACAAAAGATTCGAAATCATTCGTCGTCACAGTTCTATTTTGAGCCGAGAAGATCAATGGAGCATTTTTCCTTATGGAATCAACCCCTTCCATGTATGTAGGTGACACAGAAGCATACATATTATCAAATTTTAGATTCAGACACTGATCCGCAGTCATGTAATCAGACTTATCATCCGTATCATTTGATATTTCTCGGAAGAATGGGCTGTTGAAAAGAACTAATTTACCCTGTTGTGCAGTTTTAGACCCTACAATCCCCTTAACTCCATCACTTTCAAGGTAATAAATCTGTACGTAATCTCCAGTATTTAAAGTTTTTCCATTTACACCATCACCAAACTTGATATCGTAGTGTCCATATTCATTTAGACGCTTCTCGAATACTTTAGAAATGTTATCTGCTAGATATAAACTGCCAATTTCAGTCCATTCCGACCACATTTGTGACTTGTAATCACGCACATACACAAATATATTGGTTTCGTCAATCATTTTACTTGAATTCATATCAACGGGATAGTCGATATTCAAGGTAAATTGCTCGTTTAGCTCACCAATAGCGGTATAAAGTGGGTATTCCCTAAAAACTCCTTGATATGCCAAATTATTAGCACCTATGGATTCAATATATTCGGTTCCTGTGCTAGTTTTTTGAAAAGTAATATCTTTGTTAAAAGAATATGTTATATTTTGTATCGTAAAGTTGGAAAACTTTCTTATTGTGTAAGATTTTGGTGATATTGTTTCATTTGCACTTACAGAAACATTTAAAGTTGCCGTATGATTTCCAGTTGGCTTATATCCAATAATGGATACAATTTTATTCATGTTTTCCAAGATATCAGCTTGAGTAAACATGGAATTTGATGCTGTCTGATTAAGATAAAATAATAAAACGTGATATGTATAAGCTACAACATCGGTCAATCCATTAATATTGCTGCCTTCGTAATCAATATCTGGAAAAAGACCGCTAGCCTTTAAACGATTGGTGATCAATTGTTTGAGACTAGTCGCATCAAATGCCGCATAAGCATTTCTTGGTAAATTAAATTCAGAAAATGTTGAAGTGCTCATTATTGTGTTTTGTATATGTATCCAGTTCTGCCTAAAGTTCCAAAAATAGTCATATTATGAATATTTAAAGTTGTAATGCTGTAATAAACATTTATATCAAATTCATTCACATCTTCCAAAATTGTTATATAAACATTTGTAATTTTAACTCGTGGTTCAAACCTTCTAACTTGACCATAAATTTTTCTTTGTATTTCTTTTGCTACTTCTATCGTAGCTGGTTCGAAAATATATTGGCGTAAATCCAAACCGTATTCTGGATTTAGTATTTTTTCGCCGGGAGTTGTCGTGAATAAATTATAAAGTGAATTTTTAACTGCATTCAAATCATAATCTATTTTAAAGTCATTAATTTCGGATTTTTGAAATAAATTATCGTTAATATTATAATTATCTTCAAGATCCAAATGTAGATCAGCATAAAGATAACTTCTTCCACCATTTGTGGCTTCAGGAAGTCCGTTTAATGTTATTGATCCCATGAAAATTATTTAATCTTTGGGCTAAATAATCACATGGAGAAAAAGTTTCTAAAACTTGTTGAATCAAATATAACTCGTGCCACTCGTGGTGGGTTTCTTGTAGGTGATTATGTAGAATTTTTAAAAAACTACAAAACTCACAAAGAATTTAAGAATTTACACGATGAAATTAAAGATGCTATCGAAGAACTAGTCTCCTGTGGTCTTCATGTTCGTGTTGTGGGCATAAACGACATGATTCCTTCTCGTTACCCCGGAAATCCCGAAACAATGAATGGAATTACCACATTAGTGGTCGCCTCAGATCAAACTGGTGGTCGTCGATACAATAATGTTATTATTCCTAGCTGTTTGGTTAAAATTAAGAACTTTTATCCAAACTATGCTCCAATTCCAGATCAATTCAATTACGATAACAAAGAAATCCTTTCACCCGTAGAATTGAAACAGGTGAAAGGTGAGCATGGAACCTTCGAAATGGTTGTTCCTAAGAAAGAAAACGGTAAAAAGAAGGATTCCTATACCGTAAACTACTTAGTTGACCTGAAATAACTTAGATAAATGGACAAAACATGCAAAAGCATTGATTTCAATGTCCATAACAAACGAATGACGGTACATATATTCTGAAATAATCAGAATTGCCTCTTTCTTTTTCAAAGAATCCAACGGTTTATCGTAAATTTCGTTCAATAACGACTTTAAAAGGTTGTGGTAGTCTGATTGAAATACAGATTCGTGTGAAATAATGTATCTACGAAGATCTGTTACGTCAGATTCCTTTAATTGTGATAGAATTTCTTGTAAAAATTCATTTGGAAGCGCAGAATTCTTGATATTGAGCGTTCCACTTAATGAATATTTCTGTAATTCGTTAATAGTTTTTCTAAAATCTGGTGTATTGGCCTTTACTAGATTTTGAAATAGAGGAATTTGATCATTTGGAATGACGATTTTCTCTTTTGCTAAAATTGTGGCACAATGTTTTGCAATATCTTTCGCAGAATGATCGAAATTAAGCGTTTGACATCTACTTTGAAGAGCGGGAATGATTTTATGCTTATAATTCGCTGTTAAAATGAAACGAGTATTGTCTGCATACTGCTCCATGGTGTTCCTTAAAGCTCTAGCCCCACTTTCCGTTAAAAAATCTGACTCATCCAAGATAACAACTTTAATCCCACCATCAAAAGATTTTGTTTGAGCAAATCCAATAATCTTGTGACGAATAGTATCAATACCATTTTCGTCGGAAGCATTGATATAAAGATAATCACATTTTAAAATGTCATTTACAAGGATCTTTGCTACCGATGTCTTACCAGTCCCCGGAGTGGAAATAAACAAAAGATGTGGAATATCTTTGGCTTTTTTATAAGATTCTAAAATTTCTCTTGTTTCATCTGATAAGCAAATGCTTTCTAAGTTCTGTGGTCGGTATTTCTCAACCCAAAGTGTGTTAAAATCCATATTATCGTCCAGAAGAACCAAATCCTTTATCACCACGAGCAGTTTCGTCTTTAGTTTCCGCCCAGCAAGTCTCAGGTTCTAATAATTTATATACTACAAGTTGTGCGATCCTATCACCTTTCTTAACTGTATAAGAAATGTCGGTATTGTTAATAAGAGATGCGCCAAGCTTTCCACGGTATGCCGTATCCAAAACCCCAGAAAACGCAGTTATGCCATGTTTAAAGTACAAACCGGAACGAGATTCAATTTTAACCCAATATCCCGGTGTGATGTATCCAACATCCAATCCAATCTGGACTGTTTTTGTGCTGTGTGCTGGAATTTCCACATTTTCTACTGAATAAATATCGTATCCCGTATCACCAACCAATGGTTCTTTGTTATTTCTTTCAGGAAGCTTTGCATCTTCATGAGTTTTTACAAAGCAAATTTTAATTTGTTCTTGCATAAGATCGAATATAAACAGGAACCATCTAGTAAGCAACCAAAATCGTGTTAAATATTGCTATGTCCAATGATTCTGAAGTTGATGATACAGTAGATTCTATTTTAAATCAATTAAAAACGGTTCCCACTGTTGCCAAGAAAGCCGAAGAAACATTTTCTGATGTAACAAAAGAAAATTTAGAAAAGTTTATTATTCAATATACCAGCAGATAGGTTGAAAAAGACACAGAGTCTGTG